CGGAGCAACAGTAGCCTTTACTATAACTAATTTATATAACGTAAATAATATATTAGTTTTTCAAAACGGTTTATGTTTAAGACCAACAACAGATTATACAGTATCAGGAACAACCTTAACTTTTTTAGCACCACCACCTTTAGCTGCTGTTATTATGATAAGATATTTGGGATAACACTATGAAAAACTTGTATAAATATAACAAAAGAAACTAAAAACTATGCCAGCAATTATAACAAACAAATTTAGAATCAACAACGCTGAACAATTTAGCGAGTCATTTTCAGAAGCATCACCAGAAACTTATTACCTAGGCATTGGTAGACCTCAAGCGTGGGCTACACAAACAAGGGGTGATTTAAGAACGGACAATCAAGGTACAGATTCAGCGGCAATAACTCCTTCAGATAGTCCACAAGAAGAATTTTATACTTTTAATGACTTATTAGCTATTAAAAAAATAGCAACTTCAGATATTGCTTTTGTAATACCACGAAGAAACTGGACTACAAATACAGTTTACGATTATTACAGACACGACTATGGCACAAGAATTACAGGAACAACTAATACACAAACTGCTTATAGTACAGCTACTACTTTATTTGATGCAAGTTTTTACGTTGTTACATCAGTAAGAAATGTTTATAAGTGTTTAGATAATAATAACAATGCACAATCAACAATTGAACCAACAGGTACTTCAACAGCTGTATTAACCACAGGAGATGGTTATAAGTGGAAATATATGTACACTTTATCTTCAACACAACAAGCTAATTTTTTATCTACAGATTACATGGCAGTAGAAACAAATTCTACAGTATCATCTGCTGCTGTTAACGGTTCTATAAACGTGGTAAAAATTAAATCCACAGGAACAGGTGGAACAAACGGAACATTTACAAATATACCTATAAGAGGAGATGGCACAAGCGGAACAGTAACAGTAGTTGTAGCATCAGGTATTATATCATCAGTAACAGTAACAAATGCAGGTACAAATTACACTTTTGGTTACATAAGAAATGCGGATATTGTTACAGCAGGATCAACAAATTTAATAAATTCAGAATTAGATGTTATTATATCACCAAAAGGTGGACATGGATTTAATGCCGTATCAGAACTAGGTGGTTTTTTTGTAATGTTAAATATAAGTTTAGAGGGAACAGAATCAGCAAGCACAGGAGATTTTACAGCAGAAAACGATTTTAGAAAAATAGTTTTAATTAGAAATCCTTTTTCAGGCGGTACTTTAGCCACAGCAAATACTTTGAGAGGTACAAAAGCAATTAGAATTGCAGCTTCTCCTACACCAGGAACTTTTTTAACTGATGAAACAATAACTCAAACATCAACTGGAGCTACAGGTAAAGTTGTTGAATGGGATTCAGCAAACAGAATTTTACATTACATACAAACAAGATTTAATAGTGAAGGTTTAGATTCTAATGGTAATTTAACAGCTTTTAGTGGCACAAATATAATTACAGGATCAACTTCATCTGCTACAGCTACTCCTAGTGCAGTAGCAAGTGAAACAGCGGATCAAATTACATTTACAAATGGTTATAGAGGTGCAGAACTAGATATACATAAAGGTGATGTTTTATATATTGAAAATAGAGCGCCAATAACAAGGGCCGCAGATCAGACGGAAAATATTAAATTAGTAATTGAGTTTTAAGGAGAAAAATGCCAAGTCCAACAGACTTTAATCTCTCGCCTCACTTTGATGATTTTAATGAAGATAAAAAATTTCATAGAATACTCTACAGACCAGGTGTTGCTGTTCAAGCAAGAGAATTAACTCAATCACAAACAATATTACAAAATCAAGTTGAAAGATTTGGAGACCATGTTTTTGAAAAAAATGCAATGGTTATTCCAGGTGAAATAACTTTTGATACAAACTATTACGCAGTTAAGTTAACAAGTTTTTCAGGAACAGCAACTTTAGCCAATTTACAAAATACTATTTTTACTGGTGTTACTTCAGGTGTAAGAGCAGATTGTGTTAATTCTGTAATCACTGATGGTATAGATCCAAACACAATTTATGTAAAATACTTAGACTCAGGAACTTCTAAGACTTCAACAGCATTTACAGTAGGTGAAACTATTTCAGGTACAGCAAGTATAAATGGAGTAGCAACAGCAGTTTCAGCAGTTGTATCAGGAGTTGCAACAGGTTCAGCGGCATCTATAGCAGAAGGAGTTTATTATATTAATGGATTTTTTGTTCAAGTAACTTCTCAAACTATAATATTAGACAAGTACACAGATACACCAAGTTATAGAGTAGGTGTTGATATAGTAGAAAGTATTATTACTTCAAATGATGATACATCTTTAAATGATAATGCAAATGGTTCATCAAATATAAATGCACCAGGAGCAAATAGATTTAAAATAAATTTAGTTCTTAGTAAGAGATTAATAGCTTCAAATACAGATAGTAATTTTGTTGAATTGTTAAGATTGCAAAATGGTATAAGACAAAATCAAGTTCGTTCTACAAATTATTCAATATTAGAAGATACATTAGCAAGAAGAACGTTTGATGAATCAGGAGATTACTCCGTAAAAGACTTCGATTTAGATGTGAGAGAACATTTAATAAGTGGTAACAATAGAGGTATTTACAGCTCAGGTAATGGTGGAGTTGAATCAAAACTAGCTGTAGGATTATCTCCAGGAAAAGCTTACGTAAGAGGTTTTGAAATAGAAACTATAGGTACTACTTTTTTAAATGTAAATAAAGCAAGAGATTTTGAAACTCAAAATGCATTTAATACTAGATTTGATGTAGAAAATTTTATCAATGTAACAAACGTATTTGGTTCTCCCGATATTTCTTTTGTTTCAGGAGAAACAGAAGCATTTAAAAATGTAAATTTATATAACGGACTTACTGTTGTAAGAGGCAGTGAAAGAGTATCCTTTGGAGTATCTGTTCCTAAAATTGGTAGAGCTAAAACAAGAGGATTCCAATATGTTACAGGACCTGCTTCTGCAAATATATTTTCAAGTTCAGCATTAACAAGTGCAATATACCGACATTATCTATTTGATATAGAAATGTTTACACATATAGATACTTTAACAGGTGTTAGTTTTACTAACGGAGAAAAAGTTACAGGATCAGGTTCAGGTGCTACAGGTTTAATACAACAAGAAACAGCAGTAAAAATTTCTTCAGTATCTAGTATTTCAGTTGCCAGTCCAGGAGAAGTTTCTCTTTCATCACATTCACTTAAAGAGGGTATGCAAATAACTTTAACAGGAGGAGTTTATTCTGTTAATTCTACAGTTGTATCTACGGCTACTGTTTATACAGTTAAAAATCCTACAACAAACACATTTCAATTATATGATGCATCAGGAGTAAATCCAGTAACCGTAACAAGTTATGTTTCTGCACCAACATTATCACATGGACTTGTAGTATTAGATGATGTTAAAGGAAATTTTATTGCAGGAGAAACACTTACGGGAGGTACATCAGGATTAACAGCTGTTATACAACAAGATAGATATGGATATAAAGGCAGTGAGTCTTTCGATTTATCTTCTGTAAAACAAATTGGTATGGCAGGATCTCCTACATTTACAGCTGATGCAGCTTTAGATAACACATATGGCGATAATTATCCAGTATTTGGAAATTTATCAGTTGCAAATAGCGGTTCAACTGTTACAGGATTTGGTACATTATTTAATACAGAATTAAGAATAGGTGATAGAATTAAATTTACAACAGACGCAGGTAACACGGTAGAAAGAACAATCGAATCTATAACGTCTAATAATATTTTAGAATTATCATCTCCTGTTGGAGCTTCTGATGTTTCTACAAAAACAGTAGCAACAAGAAAAAGAGCAAAAATACAAGGGTCTAATAAAAATATTTCAATATTTAAATTACCATACAGTAATATTAAAACTTTAAAAACAACTTCAAACGCAGGTTTGACTGATACTAGTTTTAAAGTAAGAAGGCAATATGTAGTAACATTATCTTCAGGTTCGGCATCAATTACAGCAGGCACAAATGAAACTTTTAATTCTTTAGATGAAGGAGATTATACTGTTTCTGTTATGTCAGCCGCAGGCACTTCAGTAGTAGGTAACGTATTAAGTTTATCAGGTGCTGGTGTATTTACATTAGGTGGTTCTCCTACAGGCAAAACACTTACATTAAATTTTGGAGCTCCTTATTCAAGTACAAAGATAAAAATTTTAGCAACAGTAAATAGAACAAGTGCTGGATCAAAAACAAAAACATTAAATTTAGCTTCATCCGTTGCTATTTCTTCTCAGACAATAATACAATCTGGAGCAATAGGATTAGCAAAAGCAGATGTGTTTAAATTAAATGCAGTTTATATGTCAGCAAATTTTGCCACACCTGCAACAACTAGCGATACAAATATTACGTCAAGATTTGATTTAGATACAGGTC